TGAAGGAGCCGCTGAAGGCTTTCTAGACTGGACCAAGGCAGGCGGTAAGGTACTACCTGGACTTGTTAAGCGAAGGAACGATGAAAGAGCACTTTTCTTAGGTGCATAAAAGAGGCCCCTCACGGGGCCTTTTTAGTTACCAGAAGAAGGTTATCTGAACAAATCCAAGTAATATCACTATACCTGTCTTTTCATATATTTCTTCTTCGTCAACCTCAACGTACAAGGTATCCGCATGAGCGATACCGAATACGAGTCCGTGGATGAAATCGATACTGCAGTTCATCAGAATGCAATCTCGCAAGCGCCAGCGGTGCACGAAAGCATCTGAGCGCCTTCCACGTTATCAGTTCCCTCGATGAATGAGTCCCAGTCAATGTCTTCGGGCATTGATAGAGCCATCTGGAGGTACTCACCAGCAGTGATTTCCTCGTAGGGAGCCTGACGATACGTACCGCCATCGTAGGGCAGGTAAGACACGCCAGTGACCTCATCGAAATGATCCCAGGTCCAAGCACCGACTTTAGGCCACTCATTCTCGTTCACAGAGATGGTCACAGAAGGCTTATGCTCACACCAGTGGCGTTGGAATACCAGCCAGAGGTCCAGGTGCTCTACAGCACTTAGATCCTCCCGTAGCACCGCCCCTTCACCCACCTTTTGAGGAAAGCTAAACACAGTGGTTGAATCAGGCTTCATCACACACGGCTCAGACGGGAACCCTTGAGACTTCAGGAAGTTGGTCAGAGGGTCTTTGTTGTCAGAACGCACACGGCGAATGTAATACTGACTATGCTGGGGATGGATACCACTAGCAGTTCCCGTGAGCTGAGACACAGTGCCTTCTGGTTTAACACAAGTAATAGCGGCAGACACAGGGATGCCAAGATCGTTAGCCATCCGAGCGTTTGTATCAATAGCAACATTCTTCAACTCCTCAAGGCGCTTAGGAAGGTCCAAGTCATAGGCGCTGTTCAGCAACGGATTATCCAGAATACCGGTCATAGACACGCCCAGGAGACGCTCTTCCTCGGTGTTGGTCTGCCATATCTTCCGCAGGTATGGGAAGTGGGTCATCGTCGATTGAAAAGTTCCAAGAATCGTTGCCAAGCGAACCTTGTTGCGAAGTCTATCCATATCATCGCCGTTACGAACAATAACGGAAGAAAGATTGCAAAATTGATAAGGCCGAAGAATAATCTCGCTGCAAGGGTTCGTACCCCATTCTTTACCCAGGCTACGGCGACCATTCTTTTCTGCTTGAAGTTCTGAAGCATAACGATTGAAGATTCCTCGCTCACCGGAGTGAGATTCATAGATGTTAGACCATTCACGCATGAACTGACCAACGTCAGGCTTTACCTCGTAGACAGCACTGTTGTTAGCCAAGGCTCGCTGACCGTTACCATCCCACCAGTTGCCTGCCTTAGCGTGAGCCATACGGTCATCACCAAGGTCAGACAGGGAGATCATAGCACTACGGCGCACTCCGCCCACGACGACAACTTCCCCGATCTTACAGAGAATATCATGACACTCGATGGTGTGTAACTTACGCCCCACAGCTCCTTTGAACTTGGCGATAACATATTTAAACAACTCCACCAGAGGCTCGGGTCCACTTGCCCGTCCACCGAAGGTTTTAAGGCGTGTACCGGCAGGACGAACTGCGGAAACATCCCACTTCGGGATCTCACCGGCGTAGAGGAGAGCAATGATTTGACGGAGAGCCTTTGCCCATCCTTCTTTGGAGTCTTTAACAACAATAGTAGTATTGCTGTCGTACAGCTTTTCAGGAATCTCTGGTAGTTTGTTAACATATTTCTGCTCCACGCTAAAGCCCACGCCTGTGCCACACAAGAGGATGTACATAGCCTCATCAAAGGCTTTAGGATCATCAATGGGCAGATACGAGCAGTTATAGCCAGCGATGTTCTGGCGCTCCAGAGCCTCACCAGCAGTCATAATTGATCGCATAGAGGGCATAACTTCCAGGTTAGTCACAGCCTCTTCAAGCTCATAACGGAGGGCAGGACTGAGCGTATATTGGTGCTTGTCCTTGAGGTGCTTTTCCATGAAGTTAAAGTACCGAGTCACGGTTTCGGGCCAGTGCTCTCGTCGTCCTTTATCGTCTAGGAACCGTGAATAGCGCGATTTGGCTATGTAAGATTGAAAATAGTTAAGTTTAGATTGCGACATTTTTTACCATTCTTTTAAAAGTCATATGATTTAAGCCTTCTCCTCCCATTAACTGGGAAATTCTGACATAGCCATAACCCATTCCGTGCAAGGCTTTAGCAAATTCAGACAACTCCCGTGTCCATGTCCGCCCTCTTTGCCAATGATCTGGATTACCTAGTTCATTAAGTTTTGGCTTTTCAGTTTTAATGATATTGGCTTCTATCTCAAGAGCCTCTTTTTTGGTTAGCTTGTTGTGCTCAATTCTTACAATATCGGCTAATGTATAGCCTTCTTTGTAAAGCTCTTCCAGCCAAAGAACATGGTCTTCTTTACGCTGGTTTCTCCTACAGCACCAAGCCCGATCATATTGCCCTATTCCTATGTACGGTCTAGAATTATCTCTGGGGTCTACATGAGAATAAACATAAAAAGTATTGTCTGTCATTATTTTCCTTGTTCTAGTTCAATTAGCTTTTCAAGATAGTGGATGGCTTTCTTGAGGTCGTCTATACCGCCCTTGTCTCTCCAACGGGACACGTATTTTACGCAGTTTCCGGTAAAATAGCAAAGGTTATTTGCATAAATATAGTCCCAAGGCTGGATTTCTTTGTCACTATAGTGACTCCCCGAGACTTGTTTACCATTAGCACCTTTTTGGGGCACTTTCTCAGGCAAGTTTAGTGACCTCATATATTCCTCAATCTCCTGAACTGTTGTGGAGTGTATTGGTGTCCAACTGTCCATATTTCTTCTCCAAGTATTCAATGCTTAGGAACATTTCATCAAAGTGACCGTCTTGAACCTCGTTCATCACGAGAAGACCCCGCCAATGACGGTTACTAAGCTGATCCATATAACTCTCATCGTGCAGATAATAACTACCAACCACAATAGCTGTGATAGGTCGTCCATCAGCTCGCTTACCATAGGCGACTTGTTTGCCTTGTTGGTGTCCAGCAACACACGACATATGTAGCTTACTGATAATAGCAGCAGGAGACGATGCAGGTCTGCCCATAGCACCGACAGGCCAGTAATGGTTAAAACCAACACCATTAATGAAAACAGGATGTAAGAACCCATGTACTTCCCAGTCAGATTCATAGCCTAAGTCCTTTGTTGAGATTAACCCTTCAAGGGTGGGATTATTGTTAACAGCTCTATCAATACGATTCTCATGGTTACCCAGAGTCAGAACCATCCGAGGCTTGTAAACCTTCTCTTTGTTCTTTTTCTGACGATTTTGTAGGTACTTAAGAGGATCTAGTAACATTTTCATAGCCTGCTTCGCAATGTCGATATCAGACTTGTACCTAAGACCTTCAAAATACTTGGAGCCTTTAATATCGTGGGAAGACAGACTAGGCATATCAGCAAAGTCCCCGAGGTTAACAACAACGTCAGGCCGGTAATCCGTAATAGCCTGACCAGCCCAAGTAAGATGCTCCAAAGGAACACCCTGCTTGACTTGACAATCCGGTATAACAAGGATTCTCATTCTTCAGAAGCAGAATATGATTCCATCGGCTGATGCTCTCCACCATTGTTAAGCTCTGGGTGCTCAGCCAGAAGTTTTAGAAAATCATCTTTCTTAAGTTCACGCCCAGGAGCTGGGGAGACATTGTGGTCGAACATCGGGAAGTTAACCGCATAGAATACGTTTTCTCTGATCGAGTAGCCATAATGCAGTTCCAGCACTTTGATGAGGTCTTCTAGCATCTGCATCCATGTAGTACAGGAATAACTCATACGTTGCTGGATGTACTGGTCAGGAAAGTCAGACAGATCAGAGTTGTCTTGGTCAATGCTAATACTTACAGTGGTGTCTTTTTTAATCATAGGTTTCTCCTGTTGAATTTGATGAAAATAGTCTTCAAGCTCCATTTAGTACCTCCTCTAGCGAAGGGAAATGTTCAAAGATTATATCTCGACATTGTTCCGCTACCTCACGATGCTCCTTCTGTGTTGCTTTATCGCAACGAATCTCAATGTAATGAATCCAGCTACGCAGGGTTCCATTCATGTACAGTTTAGAGCCTGTGAGACCTTCTGGTAGAAGTGCTCGTGCTACCTCTTTAGCGATACCTTTATTGAGAGCAGCCTCGTACAGGAACTCAGCTTCCTTGGTCAGTCTTTGCTGCACTCCGTCCCACCAAGTGGCTAAATAACGATCATTCTCGTTGCCATAGATGTCCAAGGCTAGGCTATTCTGGCGATTAACCATGTCCTGCTTACGGCACTCACGAGTCTCAAACGCTTCTGCCGTAGCATAACGCTGAGAGAACTCCTGGAAGCTAAAGCTCCGGTGTCTCAGGATCTGACGAGCAATGTCCCTGGTGGTTTCAATTTCCATACAGACATTGACCATCTCGAACGGACTCCAGTGCTTGTTCTTAACCAAGTACTTGAGAAGTTTTGAAGCCGTCTGAGGGTTGTTCTGGTTCGTTGGGTTGCTCACCCGAGCCATGTACGCTATCTTCTCCTCCGCTTGTGGTGTCAACCATATCAAGTTTACATGGGTCATAAAAAGTTCCTTCCTTTGCTGCTTCCCACAGCGCCTTCATAATTACAGAACGAATGATGTCTGAGGTTTCTTCTGAAGATACATGCAGAGTATAGTCTGCTGATCCGTCTTCATTTTCCTTGATTAGTCTGAATTCCATTTCTAAAGCTCCTTACAAAATATTCAGCATCTACGATCACAAGAGGTTTACACTGGTTCTGTTTGATGAAGACCACAGGCTCATGCGTCCCGTGTGAGCAGGCTTGGTTGTAGAAGTCATACACGGCAATGCGGGCATAACTCTTACATTCAATCTGCCAGGGATAGAGCTTACGAGCCGCAGGAGACAGCATAACATCCTCGCCAGAGGCTCCCATAGAGGTGGACTTAATATCGTCCCCTTCAAGCTCTGGGGCGTGTTCTAGGAGCCTTGCTGCTGCCCACTTCTGTAGGTTCCGTCCCTTTGCCTTTGCGCTACTGGTTTTCAAGCTTTAGTCCTCTCGTATTGATGCAACAATGCCCCAAAAGCATCTGTGTATTCTTCATCATGGTTAGTCTTACCCATCGTGAACAAGATTGCATGAACCAGCTCGTGGCAGAAGGTCTGCTGAGTCATTTGCTCATTCATTCCTGCTCTGAGCTTGATTTCTTGGTTGGCTGGGTCACAGATTCCGTACTCGCTAAGTCCCTCAATGAACCTGACGGTCCAGTCGAATCCTGCAAGGGTAAAGGAGGAAGCCACAGTTGGTCTGGGTGTCGCCTTAACCATAACAGTACACCGTTTTCGGTAACTCGCTCAATATTCCCATCATACGCTTTAACACAAGCATCATAATGTTCCCTTTCAGTTTTACAGTCTTGTAAGATCTTTTCAGCCTTGACAGGACCAATGCCTTTGATACCGATGATATTGTCTGTTCGATCTCCGGTCAGAATCTGGGTGTAGAAACTACGGATTCCTTCCTCTTCCGTGACATAGTACTTTTCCTTCTTAACGAAGTTATAGTGCCAGCCTTGGACCTGATCGAAGTCTTTATCAATCGATACTATCCAGCATTTGTCCTGCTCTTTCGTGGCTTCGATGGCGATTGCGTCATCGGCTTCTTGTCCTTCGACGAGTTCTGCTCCGAGTCGCTGGAGGTAGGCTCTGAGGGCATCGTAGTGCTTGGGCTTTTGGAAGTCTTTTCGGTTTCCTTTGTATGGGGCTGTTGTCGCCACCATTTGTCGAAAATTCCCTTTGCCGGTGAGATAGGCTTTATAGTCATCGCAATTTAGTTCCGTAAAAACTATTTCAAAGATAAGTTCTTTGGCTCTTGCAAAACAGATCTCCTCTGTCTCTTCCTCAGAAGCAAACGCTACCCTGTAAACGATAACGTCTGCGTCTATAAGAGCTAACTTAGGAAGCTCAGATGAGGTCATCATCTTCTTGCTTGGCATCAGGTACGTAGGTCTTCACCTCAGTAACCTTCAGGGCAGTCTTCTCAGAGTTACCCACGATGCTCGGTGAGAGACCAAACTTAGC